GCTTGCATCACTTACCGTGGCGCTAGGCATTGACACGGACAGGCTAGCGGCGGGTGTTCGTACTGCTGCGCGTCGGCTGGAAACAATTCGTATCGAAGCGGAGCGTGTTGGCCGGCAGGCGGATGCTTCGTTCCGGCGTATGGGCAACAGTGCGCTGAACTCAGCGGGTCGGATCGGTGACCGGCTGGGCGGTGCGTTCGTATCCCTGGGTGGTGCCGCGCAGAAGAGCGTCAAGCCCGCGCTGATGGGACTTGCCGGAATTGCGGGTGGTGCGGTCGCTGCGTCGGGTGCGCTTGCTGCTGTGCCGTTGGCCATGGTTGGTATCGGTGTGGCTGCGGCAGCGCAGAACAAGCAAGTGCAGACGGCGTTCAGCGGGTTGAAGGACCACGTCACCAAGACGATGCAGTCTCTTGCTGCGCCGTTGGTCAAGCCGCTTGCCGCAGCCGCTAAGCAGCTACAGGGAATCTTTGATTCTCTGGCCCCCGCGCTGGGCGATATCTTCAAGAATGCTGCCCCGCTCATTAAGCCGCTGGTCGCTGGTCTTGGTGATCTAGTCAAGGGCATCATGCCGGGGCTACAGGCGGTCATGAAGAACGCTGGCCCGCTCGTTCAGGGGTTGGCTCAGGGGCTTGGTGCGCTGGGCCAGGGGCTCGGCGGGCTGTTCAGTGGTCTGTCGGCTGGTCTCGGCCAGGCTGGCGGGTTGCTGAGTTCGCTGTTCGGCGCAATTGGCAGCATTCTCCCTGTGCTCGGTCAGCTACTTGGTCAGATTCTGAAGTTCGCCGGCCCGGTGCTGTCGAAACTTCTCAACGGCCTGGGTCCGATCATTGCGCAGCTTGGTGCCGCGCTGATGCCTGTGATTGCCGCGCTGGGTCCCGTGCTTGACGCGCTAGTCAATGCGATTCTGGCGCTGTTGCAGGCGGTCATGCCGCTGATTCCGCCGATTATGCAGCTAGTCATTGCGCTTCTGCCGGCGCTTACGCCGATTCTCACCGCGCTAGTGCCGCTGTTTGATGCGCTGGGGCAGGTAATCACGGCGCTCGTCCCGATTCTGACGCCGATTATTGCCCTTGTGGCGCAGTTGGCAACGATTCTCGGTAACGAAATTGCGCAGCTCATCACGACGGTTGTCGTTCCGGCACTTCAGGCTATCGCTGCGCTGCTGAGCGGTGACTTTTCGGGTGCCTGGGAGTTGGCAAAGAAGGCGGTTACCGGCGCCCTTCAGTTTATGAAGGACCTAGTTACCAAGTTCCCCGGTCAGGTCATTGACGCGCTCGCGCCTTTGGGCAGCAAGCTGTGGGATTTGATGAAGAAGGCGGGTAACCGCTTCCTGATCGCTGCCGCTGACTGGATTGCTAAGGCTGTAGCGAAGGTGCGGGAACTTCCGGGCAAGGCTAAGACGGCGCTGGGCAACCTGGGCAGCACGTTGAAGAACGCCGGTATCGAATTGATCCGTGGGTTCATTCGCGGCATCAGCTCGATGTTCGGTTCTGTCAAGAGCAAGCTTGGTGACCTTACGTCCAGCCTCACAAGCTGGAAGGGTCCCGAGTCCCTTGACAAGAAGATCCTTACGCCTGCCGGCCGAATGGTTATCGGTGGCTTCATGGCAGGTATCGACCGGTCGGTTCCTGCCCTGCGTTCGCAGCTACAGGGGCTTACGGGTGATCTGCCGGGCATGGCCATGGACGTTAACCCGCAGGGCGTATTCCGTTCTGCGACCCGCACTGATCAGCGGCTAGCGCTTGACGTTTCGGGGTCGGACGAGGACATGAAGCGGCTAATCCGCCGCATCGTTAAGACGCAGGGGCGCGGCAACGTGCAGACTGCATTTGGTTACTGATAGAGGGGCGGGTCAGTGGTCTTTCCGCTGGACATTCGTACTGAGCTTTTGCTAAGCGGCGTGTGGTCGGATATCAGTTCTGACGTCTACGTGCGCGACGCTAAACAGATCACGTACGGGAAGCGTGACCAGGGGCAGTCCGCTGACCCTGCCCGCCTGTCACTGACGCTGAATAACAAGGCTGGGCGGTACAGCCCGCGCAATGCCATGTCTGACCTGTACGGGAAGATCGGCCGCAACACTCAGATGCGGGTTTCGGTGCCGGCGCCTGGCAACTATCTCAACTTGGTTGGTGACCCGAACAGTTACGTTTCGACGCCGGATTCTGGGCCGCTGGACATTCCCGGGGACATTGATATTCGGGCCGAGATATCGCCCAATTGGTACGGGCCCGACAATCAGATGATCATCGGCAAATGGGAGCCGGCGGGTAATCAATGCTCGTGGTTCCTGAAGGTCTATCAGGGCGTGCTCAACTTTCAGCACAGCCTGACGGGTTCGCCCACGAACGTCTGGTCTTACACCCGCTCGCTGCAAGAGATTCCGGAGCGTGGTGCTGTCCGTGTGACGCTCGACGCTGACAACGGGAACTTTGGGCGCACGGTCCGTTGGTACACGGCGCCCTCTATTGCCGGCCCGTGGAAGCAGCTCGGTCCCGACACTGTGTTTGATGGGGCGGTTGTGCTGGTCAATACGTCGGCTCCGCTGAAGGTCGGCCCGTCCGATCTGACTACGACGAAGCCTGCGCGTAAGCCGTTCATCGGCAGGGGCTACAAGTTCGAAGTACGAGCCGGCATCGGCGGAACGATCGTTGCCAACCCTGACTTCACCGCGCAGGCAGCGGGCACGACGTCGTTCACTGATGGTGCGGGCTGTGTGTGGACCATGGCCGGCGGCGCTGAGATCCGCGACCGTGACGACCGCTTCGTCGGTGAGGTTTCGTCGTGGCCGCAGAAGTGGACGCCGGACGAGAGCGACGTTTACGTGCCGGTTGAGGCGAACGGCATTCTCCGCCGGCTGGGGCAGGGGCTGAAGGCGCTTGACTCCACGCTGCGGCGGCGTATCCCGTCCGGTGACCCCATCGCTTACTGGCCCATGGAGGAGTCGCAGTACGCCACGCGCGCGTATTCGCCTATCGCTGGTGTGGATTCTGCGTCGGTCAGCGGCGTTGAGTGGGCTTCTGCTGATGATCTGCCATCCTCGCAGGCTTTGCCCCGTCTGAAGGCTTCTGGGGCCATGTCCGCGCCTGTGCCGGTAGCGCCTTCGGGTGAGTGGCATGTGGAGTTCGTGTACAACGCGTACGGGAAGGCGCCGGAGTTTGACCAGCCTCACGCTGAGGTGATCCGGTTCTCGTCTCCGAACGGCACTGTGCGGAATTGGATTCTGGGCGTGCATAAGGGCTCCGCCATGTGGCGTGTCTGGGGGTACGACGCTGCCGGCAATGACTTGGTGTTCCACACGTTCACGCCCGGTGATGTGCTCAACGAATGGATGCGGCTCCGCTTTTGGGCGAAGGACAACGGCGACGGCACGTTCAACTTCCGCATCGGTTGGCAGGACACTAGTGGCGAGTGGTACGGCTACACGCAGCAACTGACGGGTACCGCTGGGCGCCTGAATAACATCGGTGCGCAGTGGGGTGCGGGCACTGAGGGTTGGGGCATCGGTCATCTGTCAGTGCTGCCGGTTGCCGGCTCCACCATCTATGACTACTCCGATGATGCCTTCGTGGGCGACACCGCGTGGAATCGGATCATGCGTCTGGGCGTTGAAGAGAACGTGCCGGTTGAGCGCATTCACGGGCAGGACATCACATCCGCGCGTGTTGGTCCTCAGCGGCCGGACACGCTGGTCAACCTGGTCGAGTCTGCGGCTGAGGCTGACGGTGGGTTCATCATCGAAACCCGGAACCGTGTCGGGCTTGCCTTCCGTGACCGAGCGAGCATGTACGCGCAGGAACCGGCGCTGACACTGTCGTACAACTCCCCTGGGCTCGCGCCTGACTTGGAGCCGATAGACGACGACAGCGCGGTGCGGAATGACATTGTCGTTCAGCGTGATGGTGGTTCCGCTGGTCGCGCGTATTTGGCCGAAGGTCCGCTGTCGGTGCAGTCTCCGCCGCTGGGCATCGGTGTGTATGACGAACAGGTGACGTTGTCGTTGGGCGACGACACACAGCCGGAACCCATGGCGAATTGGCTGTTGCATCTAGGCACGTACGACGGCGCGCGGTATCCCACCGTGACTGTCATGCTGCACAAGCCTGGCGCCGAGGTGCTGATACCTCAGATTCTCGCGCTGCGTGTGGGCGACATGATCCGGCTTACGGACCTTCCCGCGTGGTTGTCCCATGAGGACGTTGACCTGATCGTTGAGGGCTACAGCGAGACGCTTGATCTGTACCGCTGGGAGATCACGTTCAACTGTTCGCCCGGTGGCCCGTGGGATGTGGCGCAGGTAGAGGTTCCTGGGCACTACGCGAAGGCGGACACGGACGGCACAATCCTGAGTACTGCGGTGGGCACGGCTGATACGTCGCTTGTGACGCAGGTGACGGCCGGATCTCCGTGGACGGAATCGCCTAAGGAAACGCCGTTCGATATTGATGTGGCCGGCGAACGCATGCGGGTTGACGCTGTCGGCGCACTGGTCACCGCTGCTAACCCGTATTTTGAGACGGACGTCAGCGGGTGGTCGGTTGAGAATTCAACTGTGACGTGGTCGCAGGCTGTTGTGCATCCTCGCGCTGTCGGCTCCATGGTCATCACGCCGAACGGCTCGTCTGCTGTGTGCGGTGCTGCTGGCACGCTTAGCGCGGTGGGCACGGTCATTCCTGGCAAGAACGTGCGGGTGGGTATGTGGGTGTACTCGCCGGCCGGTCTGGCGGACGTTCAGCCCACCATTCACTTCTACAACTCAGCGGGAACGTTCATATCCACTGGTGGTCTCGCCACCGGCTATCCCGTTCCGGCCGGACAGTGGACGTACCTCGAATCGGTCCTAGCGGCACCTGCGCTTGCCTCGCGTGGCCGTATGCGTCCGAGGATTGGCGGCACTCCCCCGGCTCAGCCGCTGTATGTGTGGGCCCCTAAGGCGGTTACCACGGATGGTCTGGCGGTTAGCGACACGTTCACGCGTACGGCAACGAACGGATGGGGGACGGCCGATACGGGGCAGGCATGGGTGGTGAAGAGTGGGGCTGCCGCTGACTTTGATGTGACGGCGAACGCCGGTCGTCATCTGATGAACACGCGGAACCTGTACCGGATCACAGCGCTGGACACTGTCAGCCTGCGGGATGTTGAGACGCTGGTTACGGTGACGTGTCCCGTTGTGCCGACTGGCGACGGGCTGTATCTGTACTCGCTCGTTCGCACGGATGCGCCCGTGACCAATTTTTACTTCGCGCGGATCTTCGTCGGCACGAACAATGTGGCGACGTTGACGCTACGGAAGCGCACGCCGGCTGAAACTGTGCTCGCTACTGCGTCGACCACCATGCCGAATGTGGCTGGGCAGGCGTACAAGATCCGGCTACGGGTCGAGGGCAGTCAGATTATGGCGCGCGCGTGGCGTACGCAGGATGTTGAGCCTGGTGGGTGGCAGGTGACGGCGACTGACACAGATCTGCCGAACGCTGGTGGGGTTGGTGTCCGGACGTTCATCAGCACCACGAACACGAACACGCTCCCGGTGGCTGTTCCGTGGGACGACTTTTCAATTACGAATGCTCAGCGGTTCGCGGTAACGCGTTCGGCTAACGGTGTCGTCAAGCCTCATGTGGCCGGCGAGTCCATTGCCCTTGCGCGTCCGGCTATCGCTTCTCTCTAAGGAGTCATTTTGGTTGCTCAGCCCATTGAAGAGTGGCTGCCCGGCATGGACATTACGGCCGGCCGGTTGGAGTCCATGAATCAGAAGTCGTTCTTCATGGTGACGAACTACGGTGCCGACTCGTCCGGCCTTGCGAACGCTGATCAGGCTATTCAGCTTGCGCTCAACGATGCGCGTGACCGGGGCGGCGCCTGGGTGCTGGTTCCGCCGGGTACGTATTTGATCGGTGCCCCGCTGCGCATTTACGCGAATACGCGTCTGACGCTTGCAGCGGGTGCGGAGTTCCGCCGGAATCATGGCGGCACGATGATTCTCAACGGCGATTTGGGCCAGTCGCTCGGCGGGTACACAGGGAACGGCAACCTCACGATTGAAGGTGGCCTATGGAACATGCGCGCCACCACGCCCGGCATGACCGGCAACGCAATGTGCATTTCGATCGGGCACGCTGCGCACGTCACCATTCGGGACCTTGAAGTTCGGGACCTGCCCGGCTTCCACGGTATCGAGCTGAACAGCACGAAGCACGCGCAGATCATCAACTGTACGTTTCGCGGATACGTTGACCCCGGTGGCCGGGCAGCGTCCGAGGCTATTCAGCTAGACCTTGCGAAGGACGTGGCGTCGTTCGGCGGGTTCGGCCCGTATGACCAGACGCCATGTGAAGACGTGGTTGTCCGTGACTGCTACTTCGGTGCGTCGGACACTCCGGGATTCCCTGGCCGCGTGGTGTGGGTTCGCACTCCGGCACGGTTGGCCGCTGGCATCGGCGCATTCACATTGTCGACAACATGTTTGAGTCTCTGTCAGCGCACGCGATCCGGGGCTACTCGTGGGAAGACGTTGTGATCATGGGTAACACCATGCGCGCGTGTGGCGCCGGCATCGCTATTCGGACGCTGGATACGTCAAGACCGAATGACACCCTTGACACGTCCGGCGTTCAGACCAACGGGTCACAGGTTGCATGGGGTTACGTCATTGCGAACAACAACATGCGTGACGGTGGCTCGCTGAACGAACAGATCATCGTGGAAGGTGAGACCACCGGCCGCGCTGTCCTGGTCGCGATTACCGGCAACGTCATTCGTGGTTCGACGGGTGGGCAGAACGGTATTCGCGTCATGTGGGCTTACCGCGTGACGATTACCGGCAACGCCACTCACGGAATCTCCGGAACGGGAATCAGCCTGTACAACGTTCAGGGTGCCGCCGTTACGGGCAACCGGGTACACGACTGTGTTAGCTCCGGCATCACGACGGACACGTGCACTGAGGTGACCGTTACGGGCAACAACGTGACCACGGTCGGGTTCGCTGGTCTGTACACGATCGGCGGTAGCTACATCAAGTGGGCTAACAACTTTGTTCGTGGCGCCGGCAACGGGGGCGATTCGACCGCAGCGGGTTACCGGGCATCGACTGGCCCTGACAGGCTCGCGATTACTGGCAACACGTACGCCAAGGCCGGCAGCGGAACTGAGGCGCCGTTCGCGCTGAACATCACGTCTGGCACCAACGTCCGTCGGTACGGCAACGATTGGCTAGGACAGGGCACGGTGGCCGACACGTCCACGTCTCCGAACCTGTCGCCGCTCGACTCTGGCGCGTAATCCCATACGTGGGGCAGGTGGTGCATTGCGCGCTGCCTGCCCCTTTTCATTGGAAGGCTCAACATGTCTCGTATGACTGGCGCTACGTGGCGCCCGATTCCTGTCAACTTCACGAAGGACGGGCAGAGTTCGGTTCGTGGTGTGGTCATTCACGTCATGGCCGGCACCCTGGCAGGTACCGATTCGTGGTTC